CTCACGTTCATATACCACCCATAGGAAGTGTCCACGGCTTAGACCACCGTGTGAACTAGGGGGATGTCTAGTACATGACATAACGTAGAGAGGGCATTGCCCAGGGGTCTTCACCCCTCCGCGGTTAATTCCGCTAAGTGACGATTGAATGTTGGTTGTAGTTTCAAAACAACTCATTCAACCCAGTGTTTTGGTGTCGGCGCAAGTGCTCAAATGTGCGAGACTGCTTTCGGAGTTAACCTAGTACAGCTCTGCACACGACAGACATTGTTACGCGATGGCGCGGACCGAAGTCCATTGCCCACCCACTGGATATCCTGAGGAATTCCACAACATGGCCAAGACATGCCAAATTCTTCACATCGCGATCACACAAATCCTTTCGGCAGCACACAACGTACGCCCGTAGCGGTCAGTTCATCATTTAAGACTTCCACTGACTATTGGTGTTGTGTTTACTATCTCTCCAAAAAGAGAAAAGCTGAGTGATCTCGCAAAATGTACCTCGAATATTGGTAGTACTTCCACGTACCGGATACCATTCGTTCGTCAAATTTAATGCGCGTAGAAAATACATACGCGACTGCCAAGCTAGGGCAGAACTGCTCGTTACTTCTTGGAAGAAACACGAGCCGACTGAGGGGGATCTGTGCGCACCAACGGCGCAGGAACTAGATCCGACAATACTCGAAGTCGAGCACCCTTGGGAGTTAAATCAATCAACTCACCAAGGTCAGCATCAGGGACGGAAGACTTCCGATCACCTTGATCGAGCTTTGAAGCTCTCAATTCCCGACGAGCGGCCATTGGTAAAGGCGCGATCGCGAGATTCGTGAAACCATAAAGGTCAACCACGAAATGGACAAGGACTGTCCCGACTGTCAAGTCTGCAGTTGGATTGACGAAGTTGCCGGTGATAATGGCAGCTCCTTGACAACAGCCACGAAGTGTTGGCGCGTCAACGGTGATACTGTCCGCAGTCTGCGGCATGTACCACAATTCGTCAGATTTCGATGAGCCCTTTTCCGAAATCAACGGGCACATCATCTCAGGAGTCCAGGCAGGGAAGCGCGTACAGTTTGCGCCTTGCACTGAAGCATCTTGAGTCCATCCTGTAGCACCATAGGTGGCTCCCGTAAAAGGATCGTTTTCCTGGGAGACTTGAACGACTAGACCTGCACCAGTTGCAGCGGTCGTTACACTTGGGGGGATACGACTTGTCACTTCCAACGAAAGTTTTCGGAAACGGAAACGTCGGAAGAATTGCGAGAAATCAGCAAGTGGGCCGGCGGAATCAAAAAGACGTCCGCTGGAGCCCGAGACAATCGCACCACTGGGATTGACCAACGCGCAAGAGATACCAGCACTCGATACGAGACCGAGGTTAGCAACATCTTGCGTGAGGTTCGCGAATCCTGTAGGGAGCTTTCCCGTAATTCGCAACCCACCCTCATTGAATTCATCGTGAGGGGCAGCACTTCCAAAACGCATTCCAAAGAAATTGCGCTGGATGACTGCAGTGTTCAGGGGTTGACTGCGGACTTGAGTCGATCGTCCGCGAGGTTTCGCACCAGCCCGAGGGCCAGCACGCTTTGTGCCACGAGTTTTAGCCTTTGGCGTCGGCTTGGATTTGTTCTTGCGCTTACCTTGCGCATTCTTTTGCTTTGATTGCATGGGATACCTGCTCAAAGCACACGGACTAAAACATAGATGGGGTATATGATGGAGAACAACAAAACTCCAGAGCATAGCATACCATCCGTCCGTGGGTCACATCTGACCAGCAGCGACTATTCATCGCCGCAAATTACCACCCGTGTAGTCTGTCGACCAATTGGGGACACACGCCTCACTGAGGGGGCCCTTAGTACGGAAATCTTAGACCAATCATGTCTGATTGATACCGTTTTGGGTGAACTTGATCGTCTCTCGGAATTCGACCGGAGGCACGCGATCCCAGAAGTAACCACTAACCGCCTTACATCGTTGCGAGACGAATCTCAAACCGCGATGAAAGGACCGTGAGGTCAAAGGCTGGGACGCCGTTGTAACGTGACTCGTCGCCATCTGGTACGATCAAGAGTTGCGGCAACCGCATAGTGTGCTCGATTCACACTGTAAACAATATCGAGACGGATAGTACCACAGCGACGAACGTCGTCTGAGGAAGGCAATTGGTGAAAACTCCAAAAGCCAAGGTAATTGCCTATCAGGTACGAACGACAGAGTCGCCCGTGAAATACCAACCGACCCAGTTTAACGACATATGGCAGGTCGAAGACTATCCCGCTTTTAAGTAAAAGCATAACTCACTTGATCGAGTATAACTCAAGATCCTGATATTCATCTGACGCAAAGAAGCGCATGAATCCTGTCGACGTTATCCCTGAGGGCGTTTTCCGTAAGTATCGAGCAATGAAGCTACACACAATACGGATACATGAGTCGGTATGCACAGGAAGCGCTTGCTAGCGCATCAGATTTCTCGCACAGCGAGAAAAGCAGGGTCATCGGAGTACGGGCGCTGAGTAAAGCCTCGAGTGATGAGATTGTCTGGGAGTGGTATCCTCTCAGGCAATCTCCTCATTCGACGCTCAATGCGTCCACGTAATGCATAAGATGTAGTCATCATGCATTCTCCGTCTTTCTCCGGGCCATAGGCATCCCAGAGAACATCCTGCGTACGGCCAAGCTCTGAATGTTCAAGAGCGTGCAAAACGGTAAAACCATTCGCACCAGGCCGAAGCTTCTCGCGAGGAAGCAACACACCACGATACAGCATACGACGACCTTGGATACGCGAAAGGTCGTGGAGTGGCTTTGAAACATGCCCATCTCCAATGTATAGCTTTCCCGCTTTGGAAAGCTCAGTACCCGCGTCGCACAGCATTTTTGCGACAATCTTCTGGGTCCGACTGTAAGTGGCCTTCTCACTAGGGATCATTCCTAATCCATAGAACTCACGTGGCGCGTGATATGAGAAGAATCCATCAGCTGATGCATGACGCAGATGCTCACGATGAATCGAGTGAAAACGACGAATTGCGCGTTCACGATTCAGAGCACCGGCCACAGCTTCAGGCTGGAGCGAAAAAAGAGGTTGATAAGTCCCTCCAGACTCTCCTTCCACAGCAGGCCTTTTCGCAACCTTCGACTGACCGTGTAACAAACCGGTGTTGAAGAAGGGCAAATACTCAAATTCACAGAGTTTTGTCTCGGCAAAGTCAGATCGCTTTCGAGCGATCCAGGGTTGAGAATTGATAAAAATCTTGTTCTCGTGGGCAAAGTTCTTCCCAACGGATTTCTCAAACCCGGCATTCTCGATGTGGTCACACCAAGTAGCATATCGACTTCGCTCCGTGCGGAAAAGGATGTCGTCGCCATTGACAAGGACAGGAATCTTACGATAGTCCTCAATGTGCGGAAAGAGTGCTTGCCAAGCAACACAGAAATTCACTATGCAGAGAATTGGAAAGGACAGGGTCGAACCCATCAACTGACCATTCAATTGCTGACACTCCGATAGATCACCATCGTAGTTCAGTGCTGCAGTAACCATTTTGCATGGATATTTGACGCGATGCGGTTTGATACAAGCATCTAGCGTACAAGCAAATTGGTTGACAAAGGACTGTTGGTAACCTTCTTTCATGAGCGAAGCTCGAAGGTGTTCCATCATGATTTCGTGACAAGCTACAGTCAAACGAATATCAATTTTATCGGTTGCGGCTGAATAATCGCCTGAAACCCAAACAGTCTCTTCACCTCGGTACGAATGTCCCTGATAAAGACCATGCTCATTACTGAGCCGATCAAGGAACTTGAGGTGCCACTTCTCGAGTGGTTGTCCACATAGTGAAAATTGCGGAATATTCCGAAGGAAAGAGTGAATATCTTTCTGGAAACAGCGAGAAACCCAGTACGGGCGTGATTCTCCAGCTGTCACTGTACGAACCTTTGCAGGCTCAAGCACAGCGGCGACGCGACAGTAAATACTATCGGGTCCGTCGTCAATTCCAGAATCCTTCGAAAGGTGCAATTCGGGGTCGAGTCCGTACTTACGGAAAATCTCGTCGCGACTAGTTGCGGCCTGCCACTTATAAGCAAGAAGGGCAGCTCCGACATCGTCAACGTTGTCATGAAATACAGGAACCTGA